TTGTGCCTGTGCTGGTTCCAGTAACGGGAGTGGCATTAACACCATTACTGATTGACCCACCTCCACCACCTCCAGCTGCATTGCTATTTGCTCCGTTCCAAAAATGAGTTCCGCCTGCATAACTATTTCCGCTTGCGGCACTATATTGATAATAATCAGCAAGTCCTGCAGTCCACCCGCCTTGGCCACCAATGGCAGTGTAACCAAAGGCTGTGGTGCTTGTGCCTGAACCTCCCTTTAGATAGATACCAGTTACTGGATCTATTGTAGGAGACGCTCCAGCACCACCAGCACCAATTACAATACTGTAGGTCTGATTGGTTAAAGTTACAGGGTATGCTGTAACCACTTGTCCAGCACCACCACCACCACCACCATATCCTTGTCCGCCACCGCCACCGCCACCAATTACGACAATTTCAAAATTGCCATATGTTAAATCTTCATAAGTTGGAGTATAGTTCTGACTTGATGTAAAAATAAAACTTCTAGCGTTATTATAACTTGCGGCTGTGCCAGTTAATGTTACATTTTGATTTACCTGTTGAACACTGTTCTTTTGTTGAATGTATGTGAATGTTCCGTTAGAACTTACTCCGCCTGTGGGCCAGAATCTAACGGCGGCAAACTTGGCATTGCATTGTGCTTTGGTTCCAGTAAAGGTCAAAGTTGAAACAGGAGTTTCAGTTGCAAATCCAAATAGTCCTAAAGCACTTGCAAAAGAAATAGTATAATTGTCTCCTTCAGTGTTATCAAAATCGCTAATGCTAGGAGCATCAGTTGCAAATATACTATTTTCACGATTAGCAAAATAACTTCTAGTAATGTTCATATTGCTTATTTCAGTGTCGTTACTGGAAATAGCCATAACCTGTAATTTAGTAGCAGTATCAGCTCTTGGTGTTGACACTGAATAACTTAAGGTAAAATCTGTTGCCCAATCAACCGCTGTTTTGATACTCAATGTTGCCATTCTAGTGTTAATCTCACTGCGTGTTCCAGTGACTGTGAGAACTTTAGTTGAACTATTAAAGCTCTGAGAACCACCTAATTCTGCAGTTGATAATAAACTTACAGCATTTACAGTGCTTGGAGTTACTGTAAATGTATATGCACCTGAACCATCATAAGCACTATCAGTAATCAATGGAACACCTGTTGCTGAAGTTACAGCATCTTCTATAAAATAAATTGTAGGCGTTGTTACAGCACCAAGAATAACAAGTCCTTGACTTGACATAATGTGAATAACACTGTCTGTAGTAGCATTTAGATTATTTGTTAAAGCAAAAGTCATTGAAAAATCAACTGAGGTAGCATTGCTGGTAATTTGCAATCCAGCCAGTCTAGAATTAACCTGTGCTCTTGTGCCACTAATAGTAATAACTTTGGTTGAGGCATTTACAGAGAATGACCCGCCTGTGCCTGTGGTTGTAAATGTAGACACACTGGCAATACTACTTGGTGTAGCAACCACAGTCCAAGTGGTTCCAGGATAACTGGCATCAACATTAACAATTTGTGTGGTGTTTAAAATTGTAGTTGTTGCTGATGCTGGATATACAAAGTCAATTGGCGTTGTTAAAAATACAACATCATTTACGGTAACTGTGGTAGTCCACGACTTTGTTTGGTTTCCATCTACTTGACTATAATAGGCAATTGTTGAAGTATAAGAAAAAAGCCCATTGTAATTTGATGGAGGATTCACAGTGGCAACCTTAACAGCGTCCCATTGAGCTTTTGTTTTTAGTCCTGACAGTCTGTAGACGCCAGCACTTACAATTGAAGATGTTACTCCTGTAGGCAATGTGGCCCAAGTTATAGTAGTTCCTGCAACTGCACTAACATTTATTGTGTAAGTTGGGGTGCTAACATCACTATTAATAATTTCTGTTATTTCAATTCCAATAGGAGTTGTAAGACTAAAACCCTCATCAATAATAGCTGACTGAGCTGTTCCTGTTGACCTATCAAAGGTAACAGTAGCACTTCTGTTATCTGTAAATTCAAAACTTAGTGCTGATGCATACCCATTTAATTCTGTTAGACTGTTCATACGCTGTAGATCTCCGCATCTGGAATGCCAGCACCATATCTGGTATTTTTCATATAATCATTTACACAATCACCAGGCAATGTCATTGAGTTTGTAAGTTTGAATTCAATTTCACCAAGACTGGTAACATCTCGTTCCTTGTTGTATTCAACACGAACAATGGCAAACACCAAGTTGGTCATTGTGTGAAAAGCAGTCCAATTTGGCATAATACCAGACGCATAGCCTAGACTGCCGTTAGCATACCCTTGTGGAACTACTGGACTGTTGCTACCATTATTAAAACAATAGATTTTAATCAAGCCATTCATTTTATTGTTAACATTGCCATCAGCATCTGTTATTGATTGCACTGTGATACCATCACCTTGAAATGTAACTAGGCCTGAGTTTAAAAACACTGAGTTGAATGTAAATGAACTAGCAGCACCTGTGCTTAACAATGTGCCTGTCTTTTCGCAGATAGTAATGCAATAGGTCATTGTTTTATTGTCACCGCTGAGAACAGCGTCTGTGATAATGCCTTTGGTAAATGCTGTTCCATAGACTACTGGAATTGCGTGATTGGTGTCAGGGCTCAATTGTTCACGAACAAATCTATCAGGTTGAGCAGTTTTAGCCGTTTCAGGTTTTGAATTGTCTTTGTTTACACTCTTACTGACTTGGTTGAGTATCAAGCCCAGTGCGGCTGTTTTTGCCACATTCAATGCAATATTTTGGGCCGCAGAACTTCTGAAGATTGAACTGCCAATATCACTTAGATCATCTAACCAACTCATTTTTTAGCTCCAAAGTCAAAGTAACTGCTTTCTAGACTAGGCACACGATCCATTGAGATGTCAGTGCTATAGAATTTCTTCTGACTGGCTGGATTGGTCTTGCGTCCCGCTATCTTGTTGTTAAGTATGTCAACATTACTGGCACAGGTAAGAAGCAGAGTATTGCTACTGTCTCTACTGTCAACATCATATTCTTCTTCTAGACTGATGTTGTTGACATAACCAACAAAGCGTGTTACTGGATTGCCAGTAATTGCACTTAGAAAAGCACCTGTGGTAGCGTCAAACAGGCCTCTTGTGATTCTAACTGGATTACCTTTTATATTAGATCCAACAATGTCACTGATCATTGAGTCTGGTATTCCGCTGATGCCAATGGTTATCTCACCACTGGTGCTGCGAAGTTCACTGTTTGATCCGCTAATGCTTAGTAGTTTGCCAAGACCAACATAAGTATCACCATTGATCACTGTTGATACTAATCTATCACTAAACAATAATGTTGAACTGGCCAAAGTAATCTTGATGAATAGATTGCTTTCAATGCTGCCATAACCTGTTAAACTTAAGACAGCCATTATACTACCTCTTGAAACACAAAAGGACCACTCCAACTAACTTGATTACGAGCAAAAATAGTCCATTCAGGAAACTGAATGCAGCGGACAGTATAACTTTCATCACTGCCTGGTGCTGTGTTATTGTAATACCAAGGAAACTTGGCATAGGGTAATGATATTGTGGCAGTGGTAATTCTATCAAGAACTTCAGCGGCTGCGATATCTGTTTTTAACACAGTCCAAGGAATACCATCTGGTAGTTTAACTTCAAAGCGTTTGGGTTGTGTGCCGCGACTAACTGCACGAACTGTGCCATCGCGGGCTGTGGTTGAAGCAACCATCTTCTTTCTATTGATGCTGATGGTCTCAGCTTGATTTACTATCCATTGAAATGTCATTGTTATCTCCTAGCTGGTGTTGACTTACCACCTTGCATTGCTATTGCGTGAATAAAGCCTGGGTCTTTGGCAATCATTTGTTTAAAGCTCATTGCGTCAACTGCTGATATGTTATAAGTTACATTGCCTCCACCTGATATACCACTGTTTGGTATCATTGATCCTGCTGAGTTAGGAACAAACAGTTCAGGACCACGCTCACCTACCAAGTAAGGGCGACGATCACTAACAGGACCGCCTGCTGCCAATATACCTGGAATGATGCTGCCTCCAAATAATCCACCGCCACCACCCTTGACTTGATTACCAGCCATTGAAAAAATACTACCCATAGTCTGGCGTAGTTGACTGCGTAGAAGATCTTCAAGCATTGAATTAACAAATTCTTTAAATTCAAATTTACCTGTCTTGGCAAACTTCACAATCATATCTTCCATACCCTGTGTGGCTTTGCGGAACACTGATTCTACATTCTTGGCAGCGTTGGTGGCATCATCTACATATTCAGCGATGTTTTTTCTCAAACCTACTATTGCATTACGGCTCATATCATAAGCATCAGCTTCTGCTTGTTGTAGTTCTTTTACCCCTTGCATAGCGGCTTGATAGTATGCTGTTGCTTCTTCTTCGCTTAGTTTTTTTCCTGTTCTTTGTTCTTCTGCTCTAATCTGTGCTTCTGCTGATTTTGTTGCTGCCACTTCAATTGCATAAAACTTCTTTTCTATTGCAGTCATTCCAACTGTGGCCATTTCCATTTGCACATCACGAATCTTGTCATACATATCTAGTTGACTTTTTAGTTGGAACTGTTGCAGGTTATACTTCTCTGTGGCAATGTTTAACTGATCCTGTGATGCCTTTACTGCTTCTATGCCTTGTCGTGCTGCCTTATAATATTCTGTCTGCTCTTCTGGTGATAGTTTTTCACCACGGCGAACTTCTTCTGCTTCAATCTTGGCTTTGGCAGTATTGCGAATTGCAATTTCTAATTCAGCATAACCCTTGGCCTGTAATGGCAAGAACATTGTTGCGGCACGCTCACTTAGATCATTGCTCTTGTTCTGTAGATCAATCAATTGTGAGGTTGAGAATATGTCAAGTTCTTTGGCTCTTTCTGCAGCAATTCTAGAAGCAACTAATGCATCAATGCTGGATTTTTGTTTGTCATATTCTTTACGCAGTTTGGCCTGTGCGGCTTCTAGTTGTGGTATAGCGGCTAGATCAACTGGTGTGCCAGCGTTTCGCTTTTCATTGATTTGATCTTGTAGTTTTTGTAATTCTTGATTGAATGATTTCTCTGCTGCGAATCTTTCTTGTGCTAGTGCTTTGGCCTTGTCGCTTTGAGTAAGGGCATCTGTTTCAGCTTTATATTTTGCGTTGGCTTCTTTGTTAGTGTCTTGATAGGCTTTGAGAACTTTGTTTAATTCAATTGAAAGTTTTTCACTTTCAGTTTTGATCTTGCGTGTGTCTTCTTGATTCTTTTTAAGTTCAGCGGCTCTTTGTGCAAGTAGTTTGTTTTC